GTATTTAGCCACCATCTTGTATGGCTTCTGAGTGATGTCAACGACAACAAACGCAGAAGAATCAAGACCATTCCCTCTTGCTGTATCTGCAATTAAAACATAGTTATGACCTTTAACAACTTCCTCATGGATATCCATTCCATCAAGGATACGCATAATTGCTTCTGAGAATGTCATTCTCTTCAGTGCAGTTCCAGAAATCAATGTGCCAGAGCTTCCTAAGAATTCGCACTCAACTTCTTGTAGATACTTCTGCTCTCCCAGTGCATTTCGTTGATCCTGCGCCCATGCTTCATCTCGACCAGGAACATCACGCCAGTTCGCTTCGAAGTATTCGAATCCATTTTGTCCATTTGTTGCGTCCATCCACATTCTATAGAAGTGATTCATTCCATTTGGCGTTGATGAAATAAGAATCTTTGACGTCTTACCAGAAGAAATCGTAGGATAAACTGACGTGAAGAATTCTTCAGCAATGTTTGTTGGAACGAATGCAAATTCGTCGAGATACAGAAGGTTGATGCTGTAACCTCGAATTGCCGATGATGCAGTAGAGTCTGCCATTACTCGACAATTATTTTCAAGTTCAATGTCGCCTTTGTTCCAAGTCTTCACACCTTGCTGAATCCACAATGGTAATGCTTCGTATGCTAATTTGATTCGACTCAGAATTTCTCTGGCTGTTTTTGCTTTGTTTGCCAGAATAGCCACTGTCTTATCTTGATTGAATAGTATATACCAAAGCAGATAACCAACGACCATAGTTGTTTTACCAACCTGTCTGCCTGCTTTGATGATAACCTGACGTTCATCGTGGAATGTTGTAATCGCTTCTTTCTGAAAATCATAGAGCGAGATACTCACGAATCCACGGTCAATCGTTACAATCTTTACATAGCGTTCGATGAAATAGATTGGATCTCGCGCGCAACGAATGTATTCTTCTAACTCATCTTGATTCAGAGAGACTTGTACACCAATCGCTTTTAGTTTTGGTGAACCAAGATAGTTCTTTACATTAAGTATCGCCATTCTTTATTTTCTGTAACAGGTCACTTGTAGAGCCGACGAAGATTGCTTTGTCAACATTAATGTTTTGCTGTTCAACTTTCCCATCAATATCTTTTCTCATTTTATGAAGATTCATCAGCTTGTCGCTAACATCCCCAATGTTTTTAATTAGAGTCGCAGCAACTTCGTATGCTCTTGGATGCTGCGACTCATTCGCAACAGAAAGAATCCCGCTGATTGCATGCTTACCAGTGTCAATCAGATCATAAAGATTTGATCTTGTGTATTCATAATCTGTTTCCAAATCATTACCATAAGATTGAACCTGTTGTGGCTTCACTTCAACAATTGGTTTTGTTTCCACCTCAACAGGTTCAACGTCAAATATTTCAGCGAGTTTATCTTTTGTTTCCATTAAACACTCTTAGTCACCAATGGCTTATTAAACTGAGTTCTGAAATAGTTGTTTATGGAATTTGCTGTGTAGTTCTCATTCCATGAACCTTTTCTATTCGCTTTCGCTCTGTTTAAGAAAGTAATGCAGGCATGATATCTTCTCGCAGTCAGTTTAGCATTTGCTTCTGTCATATTAAATGTGCTTGATGTAGACCCACCGTAAAGATTAGAATTTTGTAACACATACCAAACATTTGGCGCATTTGCCCTTCTGTACTCAATCGGTGCTGCGAAATCAACAGTTACGTTTTCATCTGGAACATATGTTGGGTCAACATGTTGCATATATGAAACAATATCTTTTTCCCAAGCGTTCGCTTGCCACCCCAATGCTGTTGCCATATTTGCTAAGTTATTATAGATGGTGCTAGCGGTATCTTTCCCAGAGGATTGCCAAGCATTATTTGCGAATTCTCTCCAACCACTTGGAGCATAGTAATGATTGCCGCCAGTGTTTGCGTTTCCGATTTCAAATTGTGTATTTGCAGAGGAAACACCAACCCAAGTAGCACCACCTTCCAATTTAACAAAGGCATTTCTACCAACTTTTGCATTGGCCACATTTCCAGTAGTTGTTGCTCCTGACGTTACCATATGGATAATGTTATTGTGTCTATTGACGCAAACATTGTCCTCAATATACATGATTTTTGCGTTTTCTTTCAGTGGCGTTCCGTTTGGATGTTGAGGTATACCAAGTGCATATAACATACCCTCATTACCATTACTTGGTCGGTGGAAGTGTAAAATCATATTTGATCTGATTATGGCTGCTTCGTTATTGCCAACGCCAGTCAACAATCCAGTTCCATAAGCACCAGGCGGTACCATATGATCATCATGTAAAACGAGATTATTTTCAACAATGGCATCTTTTAAATAATCTCTACTTGCCTCAGAACCACCTATCGCTAATGCTGATTGATTCCACAAAAATGCATTGTTTCTTGCAGTGTCAGCAACTCTCATCTGAACACAACCACCACCACCACCTCTTGATACGATATTACCCTCATAATCTAAATTTCTGTATGAAGACATGTAACTGTTACGATCAAAATACGTTCTGGTTGGTTGAACACCAGACCCAACTGCTAATTCGCCTCTGATTCCGCTAGAGGTAACACCACCAGTCCATGTTGCTGGTTTTCTTGGGTTTTCTTTATACCCATCCATATCAAAAATACATTCAGAAATCCAATTTTGATCGCTACCTCCTACAAATATTCCTTGGACATGAGGATCCTGCGTTTTACCGTCGTCAAGATATGGTAATTGATATGCATTATTAAGTACGGATCTTCGAAGAATATATGATGATCTTCGATCTAATGGTGTTAATTGCGCTGTTCCTATACCGCCACCTTCCATGTAAACATCTTCGATTAAAACATTATCTGGTCCATAAAGTATGCTAAATAATGCTTTACCAGAGGGAGAATTATCTAAAAAATTTAGCGAGAATATATAATAATTAGCTTGCGCGGTTGATCTAGTTCCCCATATTGCAGACAAAACATTCATGTTTGCCATTTTTGGTCTTTCAACAGCGATATTTCCATATGCACCAAACACTCTTCTCTCATTTGGCGATGGTCCACCACCAGTTCCTTCAGATAGGAATCTACCTCCTGGATATGCAGTTCCTGAAACTAATGTTGATAGATCGAATGTATCACCACGTTTGAATAAAATCCAATCTGGAACTCTTGATGACACTCCAGTTGGAATGCACCTCGCAGCAGTATATGCGAGAGTAAGAGAGGAATACGCAAAAATCTGACCTGTTGGTTGCGTTGGGTCAGCGCCAATTACAGGATCATTTGGCAGATAGTACCCACGCCCATATTGATTTGTGTTAGCTGCACTGTCGTTTCCTTCTGACGTTGATACATAAACTATTCTTGCAGTTTTCGATAAAAATTGAGAAGGTTTAACCCAACCATCATTATCAAATTCTATTCCATTTTTCATTTTTGTTCCCCCTGGTACACTAGTTTTAGTTTTCCCAAAAGCAAATATTCTTGTAAACGATTTCATATAGATTACCCGAACGACATTAATTGAGCAAATGTTGTATATGTGATATTGTTTTGATTCATAATGCTTAGAGTAATAATATCTTTTTTATTCGCATTTCCAGTTGGAACAATACCACCCAACCAATTAACTGATTGTGTTACTCCCCCAAGTTGAAATACTGTTGGCATATATGCGGTTCCACCCTGGTTTAAAACAAGAGTTAAGCCAATAGCAGTATTTGCAGGTAAAGCAACATTTGTGAAGTTAGCAGTAAAATCAGAAACTATTTGCGAATGTATGAATACTGTAACATTTCCAGTATTGCAATCATGAGTGACTGTTCCTGTTGATAGTGTTAAACTTCTTAGTGATTCATAACTTATTACACCACCCTCACCAGGCGCACCAGTTGCTCCTGTTGCGCCTTGGAATCCTTGCGCTCCAGCAGCACCAGGACCACCAGCAGCTCCTTGAACTCCCAGGAGCCCTTGAACGCCAGTTGATCCTTGAACTCCTGTTGGTCCTTGAACACCACCGCCAAATGCGCCTTGAACACCTTGTGCTCCTGTTGCGCCTTGTGCCCCAATTTGTCCCTGAACACCAACACCAATTGCTCCCTGCACTCCCTGAGCGCCTATTGGACCTTGTACACCTGTTCCGACTGGACCTTGAGTCCCAACGCCTGTTGCTCCTTGAATACCTTGCGCGCCAGTTTGTCCTTGAATTCCCTGTACACCTTGAACACCTTGAGCGCCTTGGACGCCTTGCACACCTTGAACACCTTGTGTACCAACAGGACCCTGTACGCCTGGTGTTCCTTGTGCACCAATCGATCCTTGCGCGCCAGTTTGTCCTTGAACACCTTGCGTACCAATTGCACCCTGTACACCCTGTGCACCAATCGATCCTTGAGCGCCTGGTGCACCAGTATCGCCTTTATCTCCTGTCCTTGCGAATGTTGCGACAATTGATGTGTCGTTTGCAAACGCAGTTACGGAATGAGAGACGCTTCCGCAACTAATTGTGAAATAACCACTATTTTCAACAATATCATTAATTGAATAAAAAACGAAAGCGTCGACATTTGCAGTTTCAGATAATCTGAAGTTACCTTTAATCGCCGAAGTTGATTCGTCAATAGATCTAAGATAAGTTTGTATGTCGATTGGACCAACGCTTAGGTCATCGATATACATTTCTGTCGCTAATGTTAAATTAGCATTATTTAATTTTAATTTTCCTGGACCAGGATCAGTGTTTGATGTATTATCTAGATAATTGAAGTCAAAGTTTGCTCCGCCAAAAGAACCTGCAACACCTTGAGCGCCAACAGCGCCTTGAATGCCCTGAGCACCAATAGATCCTTGTGCACCAGATTGTCCCTGAACACCTTGTGAGCCTTGCACGCCTTGTGCTCCAATTGCTCCTTGAGAACCCTGGACACCTTGCGCACCTTGAACGCCCTGGACGCCCTGAACACCTTGCGTACCAATTGCGCCTTGTACACCTTGTGCGCCAATAGGTCCTTGTGCACCAGATTGTCCCTGAACACCTTGTGTTCCTTGTGTTCCTTGAACGCCTTGAACACCTGGCGATCCTGCGCCAGTTGCGCCTTGAATTCCTTGTGCTCCTGGCGATCCAACAGAACCTTGAACTCCTTGCGCTCCTTCTGCGCCAACTGGACCTTCTATTCCTTGCGCGCCAGTTAATCCAATTTGCCCTGGTTCTCCTTGTTCGCCTTGTGCGCCAGGTGCACCTTGAATACCAATTCCAATTGCCCCTTGAACACCTTGTCTCCCTTGTGCTCCCAATGCACCTTGAACACCTTGGACACCTTGTGCGCCAATTATACCTCCCGCATAAAGTTCATCGAAGTTCTGATTGACTTTTGTGAATGCAGTCCTCAATTTATCGCCAGTGCCGTCGTTTGGTGCTGTTCCTAAATTGATCGTTTGTTTTGCCATTTTACTTATCCGTCGTTATCGTCTGCTGACAGGGTTGAATTATCTGCGAATAGTATTGTAGAATCAGTAACTTCAAAATTACCAATAAATGGTGCTTCTTGTATAATTTCAGTGAACCCATAATCGCTATTAGCACTTGCTGTTAATGGATCAGGAACAACTTCTTGATAGACATACTGTGTATTTGCAATATCATAATCATATGTATTCGCAACAACTTTACGAATGATTTTCGCAGTAGAATCTTCCGTCGCGAAGAAAAATGTTTTCATTGTAAATGTCAAAGTCCAAATCAATATTCTTGGTGTTAATTCTGGACCTTCGTATTGTGGAATGTAATCAACAGTATCTAGTTGTATAGGGACATCAAGAGAAATATCATATCCATCAAGATAATTTAATGTGATAACATAATCTGGAGCGAAAAACGGAAGAATCTGTTCAACGATTTGTGTCCCATCCTCGACGTTTCTTACATAGATGTTCAGTTCAAATCCTATGTTATAAGGAACGGGACCATAAACTTTGGATACAGTATTCTCGTCATTCGCATTGACTTTGGTTACTGTATTGAACTTTGATAGCTTTCTTGATGAGTCATATGAAAGAGAAGTCATTTCAAATGACATTCTTGGTAATTGAATCTGAGTTGCTTTCGCTAGTTCTGGTTCTGCGAACAGCCTTGAGACGAAGTTTTCTTTTCCAGAATATGATACTGGAACTGTTTGTCTTCCATGTTCTTCAGTCCCATCTTTACTATATTTTAACATTGTGATGTTATTGAATAGATTTCCAAAAGCAACAACATTCTTTCTTATGATTCTATGATAAAAGTGGTTGGTGCTAAACATTATAGTTCGCCGAATGGATTGCTTTCAGTAAAATCTATAACATCTGCAGCTTCAGTTTCAATTTGTCTATTGTTATCAATCAGATCTGAAACATTATCCATCTCATCAACGCTCAACATAGTATATGCTGCATTTGTTGTTACACCACGAATAACAGTATTCACCGCAAACTCACCGACAATGCTTCGAAGATCAAGTTTCAACGTTGGCTTATCCCAAGCTGTAACTTCAGCTGTTGCTGTAGCGTTCGCATAACTATTTCCTTGATATACAATTTCATTGGTTTGATACGTCAATGTACCACCAGTTTGCATTGAGAATCTATAGGAAGATGCATTAAGTGTTTGCATATCATCAACTTCTGTCCAACCAGTTTCCATATTGTCATTATTAAATCTGAAGAACTCACAACTTAATTTAAATCCGTAGAAATTATTCTTACCAAACGTGAAGAAGAAGTGCTCTTCTTCAACGAATTTAATTTCAAAGAGAGATTGGAAATTCTTGAGCCAAAGTAAATCGCCTTCGCGTGGTCTTGGATAGTCTGCAAGAGGAATAGATTTCTTATAGGCTCTGTGTGGAAGAATGAAGCTGACTTCTTTTCTAACTTCCAATCCAAATTTGCTGTATAATTCGCCACCATCAAACCCATCAACATTGTTGATGTAAACTTCCATTGGGTATGCAGCATTGAATTTCTTGGTTGGATCGTCACCAAACAATAAATCAATCTCAGAATCTGAATCCCTAGGAATATAATACGAATCAATTCCGTAGATCTTTACAACCTCTCCGATTAAATCTTCGTAGAGAAGTTGCTCAGGTCTTGAGTTAAAGTTGTTGAAGTA